ATTAGGTGGAGAAAGAACAAGAAATATTAATCTTAATAATAATGAGTCTAATGCAGAGGGTACTATTCAGTTTGAAAGTAATGGATTTAGAATGGCATCAACATCTACTGCAAACAATCAAGATGGTACAAAATATTTATACATGGCTTTTGCTGAGATGCCAATGGTAAGCACAACTGGAGTAGTAGCATTAGCAACATGAAAGTCACTAATGAACAGTTGTTTGACATGATGGTCAAATTAGATAATAAAATGATGCTCATGGAAGAAAGATTAATGAAAGTAGAGGCAGTCATGAATAGAGGCAAAGGTGCTATCACATTATTAGCATGGCTCGGTGGAATAACTGTTATCATAATAGGATATTTCTATAAGGAGTAAATTATGGCTGGACTAAAGATACACACAGCTCAAACCGATTCTGCAATTACATTAGCTGAGTTGAAAGCATATTTAAAAGTGGATTCATCAGATGATGATGTAGTTTTAAATATTATTAAGCAAACAGTAGATTCATGGGCGAAAGAATATACTCACAGAACTTTATGCACTACTACTTATCAATTATTTATTGATGATTTATCAGATTCTAATGTTCCAATACAAGAGGGAATGTATGATGGCATTGATCTAGTTTATAATAAAAGACCGATACTGCTACCTTTCTCGCCTGTCGCATCAATAACTCATGCCAAATATTATTCTGATGATGATACAGCAACAACATGGGCGACATCAAATTATAGACTTGATAATGCAAGTGTACCTAGTAGATTTACATTAAAAACAGGAAAAACATATCCGACAGGGTTAAGAGCAGTTAATGGATTTGAAATACAATATGTTGCTGGTTATGGTGATAACACTGCTGTTCCTATGCAAATAAAACAGGCTTGTCTAGTTTATGGAAGTTATCTATTTGAAAACAGAGGTGATAATGAAAAATCAGTCAAAGCACCCTACTCTGCAACAGCACTATTACAACCTTTCGTAGTCACTCAATTATCTACGAATCCTTATAAAACGAATAAAACATATAGGTATGGAGTTATCGGTTAATTATGTATTTAGGCGAGTTCAGAAACAGAGTCGCTTTACAAACTCTCGGTGGTAGTATTGATGCTGGTGGTGGAACATCAACAACATGGACTACAGAGGCAACAGTTTGGAGTAAAGTAGAGAACACATCAGGCTCAGAGGGTTTATTTGGCGATCAAATTAGAGCCACAGGCAGTTTTAAGTTTACAATAAGATATTACTCATCACTCACAACTAAGTACAGACTATTACACCGATCTAAAAATTTTGAAATATCTAGTATAAGAATTTTAGATGAGGGTAAAGAAAGATATCAAGAGATTACTGCTACAGAGGGGGTTGCTTTTGGGAATTAAAGTCACAATTAAATCTAATATGCCTAAAAATGTAAGTTCTGCAAAAAAAGAATTTAACAATAGTGTTAATCGCTATTTAGACAGAGTAGGCACATATTTTAAAGCAAAGATTCAACTACATATACAAGCAAGTGCACCGACAGGGAGAACTTATACTCATGATAGTGAGGGTAAAAAAAGAAGTAAACCACATATAGCCTCATCTAAAGGAAACCCACCAAGAATTGACACTAGTTCTCTGTTTAATAGTATACAATATATAAGAACAAAAGATTTAGAGGGTGAAGTTAGTGTTGCGACAAGAAAAAATTATGCAGAAACACTAGAGATGGAATTAGATAGACCATTTATGAGTCAAAAAAGTATGGCATATAAAAACACATTAAAATTTGGTAAAGCAAGAGCCAAAGAAATAGGTATTAAATAATGGGTTATCATTCATTCGATTTACAAACAGCAGTTTTTAGTTTGCTCTCAGGTGATAGCACATTAGATGGATTGGTTGGAAATAATAAAATATTTGATTCAGTAGCACCACAAGATACTTCATATCCTTATGTAATAATTGGGTCAGAATCAATCCGAGATGTTGGAACTGCAACATTAGATGGCAATGTTTATAACATAGATATTGAGGTATGGTCACAATATAGAGGTCAAAAGCAGATCAAAGAGGTTATGGAAAGAATTTACAACTTAGTGAATAATGGTACAATAAGTGTAAGTGGAGCATCATCTGTTATGAGTTATGTAAATAATGCAACAACAATGACAGAGGTTGATGGTATCACAAGACATGGTATAGTAAATATAGACTTTACTGTATATGACAACTAAATAGGAGTAATAAAATGGCAGTCCAAAAAGGTAGTGCAGTTTTAATGAAGATAGGTAATGCTGGTAGCCCTGAGGCTTTTACTACCATTGGTGCTTTAAGAAGTACATCTATCACAATTAATTCTGAACAAATAGACATAACAAATAAAGACTCATCAAGAGTCCGAACATTATTAGCAAATGCTGGTATTAAATCATTTAGTGTTTCAGGAAGTGGAATATTTGATGATGGTGCTAGTCATCAATCAGTATTAACTGCTTTTAATTCGGCAACATTTTCAAATTTTCAATTCTTAGTTCCTGATTATAATACTTTTACAGGTGCTTTTCAGGTCACAAGCATGGAATATTCAGGCGAATACAATGATTCAGCTCAATATTCTTTATCATTTGAATCTGCTGGTGCAATAACTATAGCAACAGTCTAGGAGTAATGTAATGTGGCAAGAAACAGAAATTACTATCGGTGGTAAGAAAGTAAATGCACAAGTTAATAAGTCAAACGACATGATAGAAATTGAAATGATGTTTGACTTAAAACTTCTCAAATCTACTAGTGTCACAATAGATTCAAAAGATTATGAGATCGAATCTATAGAAGATGTGGGAGAAAGAGGAGAAACTTTAAAGATAACAATAGAGGCAAAAAACAATGACAAACCAATTAAGAGCAGAAACGACACTAAAATTTCCAAATAATGTAAGCTACAAGGCTAAGATGTCGCTTGATACTTGTATGAGCATTGAATCGGCACTCAATATGTCGATTTATCAATTAGCAACTAAACTATCGACAGGTGGATTAATAATTACAGATATTATTACTATAATAACTTTAGCTGTTCGATCAGGTGGAAATGATATAAAAGATTCTGATACGAAAGCATTAGTTTCAGATATTGGAATGACAAAGGGCATTGCAATGGTTGGTGATTTGCTTACATTAGCACTAATGTCAGATGATGAAGATACTGGTGAAAAAAAAAATCAAACCGAAAAGATAATTTAAAACTTCCTGTAGAAAGATGGTTTGAAGTCTGTGTTGGTATGATGCACTTATCTCCTGAGTGCTTTTGGAATATGTCAATCCGAGAAATCACTATGGCAATCAATGGTTTTAAAGAATATAATGGGAATAATGAAAAACCTATGGATAGGTCTGAATTGGATAGTTTAAAGGAAATGTACCCTGATTATTGATTGTCAGGTTAATTTGTTAAGGTAATTACCTTGATAAAAATATAAAACTGAACGAAAAGGAAGATATGGCAACTGAACTAGATAAATTAATTGTAAAAATCCAAGCTGACATAAGTGGTTTAAAGCAAGGATTGGATAAAGCAAATTCTCAGGTTTCAAAAAGCTCAAAGAAAATGAGTTCCAATATGCAAAAGTTTGGAACTACTCTTGATAGAGTAGGGAAAAGAGCATTAGCATTTGGCTCATTATTTGCTGTTGCATTTGGTGGCATACAGATCAAAAGAGTTATTGATGCTGGTCGAACAGTTGAAGATTTAGGAGTCAGGTTAAAAGCATTATTCGGAACAGCCGAAGAGGGCTCAAAAGCATTCAAGGTCATGCTTGATTTTGCTGGTAAAGTTCCATTTAGTCTTGGTGAAATCCAAAAAGGTGCTGGTAGTTTGGCAGTAGTTTCAAAAGATGCCAATGAACTAGCAGAGATATTGGAGATTACTGGTAATGTCGCTGGTGCGACTGGATTAGACTTTAGACAAACAGCCGAACAAATTCAAAGGTCTTTTAGCTCAGGTATAGCATCAGCAGATGTATTCAGAGAAAGAGGTGTTGGTGCAATGCTCGGTTTTCAAAAAGGAGCAGAGGTTAGTGTAGCCGAAACTGTCAGAGTTTTTAAAGAACAATTTGGCAGTGGTGGAAGATTTGGTAATGTCACAAAAGATTTAGCCACTACTTTAACAGGTACTCTCTCAATGCTTGAAGATAAATTGCTACAATTCAGATTAGCTGTATCAAAGACATTTATGGTAGAAGTTAAGAAACAATTAACAGGAATGAATAATGCTCTTCAAAAAGCGACAAAAGATGTCGAGAAAATCGGAAATGAGATTGGTAAAAAATTAGCTGGTGCTGTGTCATTGTTTGCTGAAAATATTGATGTCGTAATTAGAGGTTTGACAGCATTGGGTATTTTTCTTACAGGTGCTATGGGAGTAGCGATTGCTGGTTTTGTTGCTGGTTTAGGGTCAATAGGCATAGTAATTGCATCTATAACTACTGCATATGTTCTTTTTGGAGATGAAATTAATGCCTCTTATGGCTACTTATTTAGAAAAATGAAACTCTTGGCTGGTTTTAAGCAAGATAAACCTCACGAGGCTTTTGAACGATTAACAAGGGCATTAGAACAACAAAAAATATCAGCTCAAAAATCTTCTGAGCAAATGGGTCTTGTTATTGTTTCAGAAGAACAAATGAAAGAAATTACTCAGGATTTAACGAAAGTATTTAATGATGCTGGTAAAGGTATATCTAAGGCATTTGGTAAAGCAGTTGTTTCAGGTGGAAGTTTTAGAGATTCTATGAGGTCAATATTAATAAGTGTTTCAGAACAAATAATTGCAACAATAAGTCAGATTTTAATTATTGACCCATTAATTAGAGGATTAACTAATTCTTTAAAAGAATATAAAAGTGCAATTTCAACATCAGGTGGAAGTTTATTAGACACTATAGTTAAGGTTGGA